TGTCTTTGGATGCGCCCACGATCTTAATTTTATAGTCATATGACTTGGTTGATTCTGCTAGATACTGTGTGAATGTGCTCATACCTAATATTTAGTCTTTTTTGAGCAGTTTCTTCATTAATTCGTTGCGATCTGATATCACGAATCCGTCGCTTTCTTCCACTGGACCACCGTCCTTGTTGCCGTCCTTGTCCAGTTTCATCTTCTTGAGCTGTAGTTCCACCATCTTCAGCTTCTTGTCAATCTTGCTCCCCTTGGCGTCTATGGCGTTGCGCAGGAAGTTGCTGGCAACCTCAAATATCCTGCCAGAATAACGTGAGTCCACGTTCATGCCCAGATCCATCAAGTTCTTGTAGCTCTCCTCTGCTTCTATGGCCAGTTTGTCCAGTTCTAGGTCTGACAGTTCGCCCAACCCCTTGACCTGTGGCAGTGCGGCCGCTATCTTGTCAAACTCCGCATAACTTTTCTGTAGGTTCTTGGCTGTCTGTGGATCAAGATTTTTTGCCGTTGTACCGCCTTCTGCGGTCTCTTTCAGTTTCTTGTCTTTTTCCTTCTTGTCAACTTCCTTGAACGCCTCCTTGACGTTTGGTAAATTTAGGATGTCTTCCAGTTTCTTAGTCATGTTTTTATTTACTTACGTTTACCGTTATGGAACAACTGTTCTTCTGACACCACCCTGAACTTGATCCGTCTTTGTTTTGCGTATGCGTTTGCGGCTTCCCATTTTGCCATGTTTATGATCACTTGTTTTTTCTTGGCCTGGCTACGTCCTGCGGATTCCATGGTGGTCTGGCTCATGGGTTTGACTTCCACCATCTCCGCGTGTTTCCTGCCTTCCTTGTCTTGGTACACTATGAAGAAGTCCGGAACGTACACAGTGTACTTGCCCGTGAATGGATGACGATATGGTATCTTTATTGATTCAGATGCCCATTGGTACACGTTGGGGTGTTCGTCACACAGACGCATGAACGCATGTTCCCAACTGGATCTGTAGGTAGGTGTCTTGGTGCCCACGTATTTCTCTCCGTTCTTGGGGGAGAACTTGCCCCTAGCGAATCTCGGTAACATTAGTCTATGATGTTTCTGGATACTGTCTCTTTGGTCGTGAGCGTCTGTCTGACACCCAGCCTGCTTGACTTGTATCTGTTGGCGTTTAGTATTATTGTGATCAGTTCTGACAACAGCACCGGCGAGGCCTTGGTCAGTTGGTCCAAAATTTGTTGTGGTTTGATGTTGTCTATCTTGGCCTGTGACAGTATCACGTATGCCGTTGATTCCGCTGACGTCCTGGTGAAACCACGCTTGACGAAGAACGCCACGGTGCTGTCGTACTCTCCCACGTTGAATTGGTACTCGGTCTCGTAGTCCGTGGTGGTCAGTTTCTCTATGGTCTTGTCCAACTCGTCTTTTTCCTTTGGTGGTAGGTTTGTGTAGAATTCCGCCATTATAACACCGCCTTCTCTGTTGCGATTGCCACGTCCTGAGTAGCTCTATCTATCTTAATATAGCCTTCCGTGACCAGTTTTCGTATGTCTGTGATCGCTTTGTTTGTGTACACATTCTGCACTGCCGCCGATGATCCCGCATACTCCACGTCAGATTCTGCCACCGTGAGACCTTTGCGTGATCCTATGTCTCTGTAGTACAGTGCCGCCGCTATTTCACTCCTGATTGTGGTATCGTTTGAGATGAGATTGAATGATTCATCGGCACCTAGGAAGTTGACTGTGTCTATATTTGAATTAGTAATCACGGTGTTGTTCTGCCCTGTTTTGTTATCACTGGTTCCCCGGGCACTGGCTATCACGGCCGCACCGGCCACCGCCGCACCAACGGCAAATCTGCCCACGGGGTTGCTGATCGATCCTGCCTGTTTTCCTACTTCTAGCACTCCCTCTTTGGCAATGCCCTTTAGTTCGGCCTTCACATCTTTTTTCCTAATCTTTTTAGCATTATTGTAGGTGTTTGATGCTGACAATATGGCACCCAGTATGTTGCCTGACTGCACGTTTCTTATCACAGAACCCACACCATCCACGATACCACCAGGACCGAATATGGAGTTGGTTCCTCCCCCTAGAACCGAAAGCGGTGAAGGTTCGTTGTCGTAGTGTATGGACGCGAAACCACTAGGACCGTCTATTTTGGTAACGCCGGACCCATATCTGACTGTCTCGTACAAGATCTGCATCTGGTTCTGTAGCACTCCCGTGCCGTCTGCTTGATCAAGATTGTCATGATTGAATGATCCTATCACGGGATTCACTAAGCTGAAACTTGTGAATCTCTGGTTGTGTAAAACGAAAATTTCAATATTGCGGAGGAACGGTTTCTTGCTCTGCTTGGGAGTGTCTAGTCCCCACTTGTTGGTGATTCTATCGGTCTGGTAGTAGTCGTCCTTGCTGAAGTTCTGGGACCTCTCTGTAAGTTGAACAGGATCGGCGATATTGTACTCGTAGTATTTTTTCCAGAACGCGTTCACGGTGTCTGCGTGGTCATCGTGGAAAGTTATGTTGATCGGGTCATACTGTATCCTGGTGGCCGTGTACATCTTCTTGTTGTACTGTGTCTTTTCCTCGTAGTTCATATTGTATCGTGGAAGTTCACAGGCCTTGACCAACATGTTCAATTCCAATCGTTCGTGCTGTGTGAATTTGTCAACGGTGACTGTGTCATCTATGTCGAACACCACGTGGAAAAGGAATTTGTGTTTTGGAGCCAGTTTGTGATGGTCATCTATGTAGAGTCTGGACGCGTGGCGGTAGTCCTTCATGCCCGGAAGGCCGTCCTGGAAACCTTTAAGGAAGTTGTTGATGCTTGGCATATAGGTATTTATGGCCACAAAAAAAGCGCCATATAAAGGCGCTTTTGATGTTTATAATTGCTTTTTTAATTCTTACTGTCCACCACCAGTACTTAGGGTACCGATAGTCCTCGCGACAGCTGTTCCAATTCCCGTGCCTTGAGGTGTCTGGATCGCGTTGTCGTATCTCACAGAAAGTGTGATTGTCGCCGGCTCTGAAGTCTGGTATGCTAACGAGTTGTAGTTCACGTTCTCAACGTATGCACCGTACAACTCAAACGTTTCTAAAACATTTGGAGCACTTGCGCCGTTACCGCCGTCTAGCATCTCGATCCTTGCTGTGAATTTGTAGTCGATGCCCGATGCCGCACTTGACTGTTCGAAGAAGTCAAACTGTTTCTGGATCTGCTCACCGACCAGTTTGGTCACTGAGTTGTTCACGTCATCCCTTAGGTTGATGGTGATCGGATCCCAGGTGTGTTTGCCCGCAACGTATACTCTAGAGTTGTACACATCCAGTGTCACGTTGTCAAAAGTCAGGTTGGGTCTTGTTATGTCTATGACCTGTTTGGTTAGTTCTGATCTCGGTGTTGATACTCCAAAGTTCTCCAGGATCGCTCTGAAACGATACTGTAGTTTTGGCATCAATAAACCCTGTGATGCTGAACTCTGATCGTTTGCTAAAGGTACTGTGAATTTTGATAAAGTTGATATTGCCATTTGTTTCTCCTATCTATTTATTCCAAAATTAGTTCCCTAAATTTGCAATCTCTCCTGTGTTTTTGATTCTCAACGGTATGTAGATGAACTCGACTGATTTGATTGGTTCGATCGCTATGTCCACGTACAGTTCGTTCCTGTCTATCCTTGTGGGTGTGTTGTTGGTGTCATCACACACTACTAGGAAGTCATACAACGCTCTCTGACCAACGAGCTCCAGCAAGAATGATTCGATCGCTTGTTTGATCTCGTTCCTTGTCAGCTCATCGTTTGGTTCAAAGATGAATGGTTTGGCGATTGAGTCCAGTTGTGATCTCAGATACACTGCCAACCTTGATACGTTGATTCTGTCCAGTGCTGAACTTGCCGATGTCTTGGTCAAGTTACCGAAGTTCACGATACCAGCACCTGAGAAGAAAGTTATTGGGTTAACTTTGACCTCGTGCATACTATCTCTCACTGACTCCGTAACAGATATTGTTTGGAATTCACCACTCGCTGTGTCTATGTAACCCACCGCTGTGGCGTTGTCCACAACACCTCTTCTAGTGCCCGATGGTGCGAACCATGGGAAAGCGATGTTGTCGTTGTTGGCCAGCGTCCTCATCATCATGTGTGAGGCTGGTACAACGATTGATTTGCCTGTGTTGTCTGTGGTCAGTCCTGAAGGGTAGAACACTCCCAGGTAATCACTTGAGCTGACAAGCCCATCCTCACCGTTGTCCAGTGCTGACGCGGTGTTGTTTGCCCAGTTCTGTATCGCTGTAGATGTGCCCACTAGTCTTAATGGTGTGTCACCTACCACGAACGCAGTGTTGTTCCTGTCTGTGTTCAGGTTGATCATGTTCTGTATCACTTCTGGATATCCAGGACAAGCGATCACGTTGAATCCCCTTTGGTCTTCCCTTATCGCTTGGTTGGTGTCTATCTCAGATTTCAACTGCTCAACGATGACCTGTCTCTGTGCCTTCCTTCCGAAAGTGCCAGAACCGTCCGCGTTGTTGCTAGACTTGGTCACCCATCTGTCTGGGTAATAAGTGCTTACAGACTCGTTGTTGTATCTTATGTTACCTAGTCCTGTTGAACCCGATCCAGGATAAGCAGTCGTTGTTATGTAACTGTTTCTGTATTCCTTGACATTGTAACCAGAACGTCTTGTGTTCCATAACAGGATACCCTGTGGGTAGTTGTCTGGGTTCGGAGCGTCTGGGTCCAGGAAGTCATCACTCAACAGGTCCTTGATTGTTGAAGGAGTGCCTGCCGCTGTTGATGTTCCTGCCGCTTTGTCTGTTGAAGTGTGCCATCTAGCGTCAGCGAACACGATACCATCTTCCGTGGTCTGGTCTGCTTTGTCAACTAGCACCCATGCCGCGCCTGTTGTGGTCACTGCCACTTGGTTCGCCGTGTTGCTTGAGCTTAGTGTCGCTGATGTGTTGTATTTGTAAAGTTTCGGATAGTTTTCAAGATCACTTGTGTCAATCCATAAGTCGTTGTCAACGAGAGCAGTACCATCTGACTGTGTGGTAGGTGCCGTTGCTGAGAACTGTGGACCATTTGGATCTGTTGAGCTGTACACTTGGGCGTAACCTTTCCAGGTTGTGCCGTTGTGTGCCATGATGTCCGCAACATCTGAGTTCGTGTCATACCAAAGTGTGCCATCTGCTGGCTCATTTGTTGGAGCACTCAATGATGCTGTGTAACTCAATCTCTTCCAGTTCGAAGCCATTATACCGTTGTTGGCGCTTGAGTCAATGGTTTCGCCTGTTGGCACGTCATACAAGTTGTCGATCAGTGTGCTACTGTTCGCAGTGTATGTGCCGTAACTGTGTGCTGTGTCTGGACTGAATCCTGCGTCAGCCAATGGAGTTCCTAGTGTGTCCACCATCCTGAAGTCACCACCCAGTGCGTGT